TCTTCGAGGAGTTCAAGAGCTACTGGCTCTCCGACGATGCCAAAGGCAACGGGCTGAAGTCCGACTGGCTCGGGACTTGGCGCAACAACGTCAAACACATCGGGAAGAACGATGCAAACGAATTCCACGCCTTCAACGGCGAATACCAGCATACCTTCGAATCCCTCTACAGGGGAACTCCGGACGAAGCAGCCGCCGAAGAATTCTTCTTCCGCAAGACCAGCATCCACGACTTTGGGTACGGAGACTGCGTGTACGAGCACGGAAGCGCCGAGGTCGACCTCCTCGGAGATCAGCGAGAAGACGCGAAGGCTGCTGGCACTGTTCGCGCCCTGATGGGCAAGTCCGTCATCCGCGACGAGGGTCCCGAGGTCGAGCCGGAGAGGGACTATGAGTTCTGCTGACATCTGGGAATACGCGGAGCTGGAGAAGAGGCACGCGTACTACGACGACTATGTCTTCTTCCTGGTCCCCGCGGACAAGAAGGACACCGACACGGTGAAGGCTCTCCGCACGGGCAAGGTCCGCACGGAACGCGTGGGCATCACCGACACCTTTCTCATCTCTCCGTACGAATGGCTCGAGGGCATCGACTGGAAGTGCCTCACGGGTCGCATGGTGTTCGTCACCGTCGCCAAGGGCAGGGAGGCGGCCGGGCGCGAGATCGCGCGGATGCTCGCGGGGGTGGAAACAAAGTTCGCCTGCGTCTGGTTCGAGGGGACAGGCGAGTGCAAGGAGATCACGAATGCAATTCAACACGCTTGACACCAAGGAAACGATAGACTTCGCCGCCCGTTGGGCGATGCTCAAGGGCAAGGACTTCGTGGTCGACGCAAGGCGCTTCCAGGGAGCGATCATCGGGTCGCTCTCCAATCCCGAGGAGACGTACGTGTCTTTCCCTCTGCTTCCCGAGCTCCAGTTCGCTCCGGGCGAGCTCACCGTGTGGGGCGGGGACAACGGGTCGGGCAAGAGCCTGCTGCTCGGGCAGATCGCGATGCACCTGGTCAACATGGGGCAGAACGTGTGCGTCATGTCCTTCGAGATGTCGCCGGAGGACACGATCCTGCGCATGATGAAGCAGTCCTTCGGGCACCGCCCGAGCGAGGACGAGGCGGTCAAGTGGTTCCAGGCGGTCGGCGGGAAGCTCTACCTCTACGCGAGGACCGGCGCGATTGACCCTGACGCCTGCTTCGGCTGCTGCCACTACGCTTCGACCGAACTTGCCTGCGACCACGTCATCGTCGACAACCTCATGATGCTGTCGAACGGGCGCGACTCCGACCAGAACATGGCAGCGCAAAAGGTGGTCGCTTCCTCGCTCAAGGCGATCGCGATGACCACGAACTGCCACATCCACCTTGTCGCCCATCTCCGCAAGCGTGACCGGCAGGTCGTCGGGCTGCCGACAAAGTTCGACATCGCGGGGACGTCCAACGTTGCCAACCTTGCCGACAACATCGTCCTTGTCGCACGCAACCCGAAGAAGGAGGCGGCGGTCAACGGGGACGAGGCGCCGAACGAGGCGTTCGACCAGGCGAACCCCGACGTTTTCATCAAGCTAGACAAGTGCCGGCGCACGGGCATCTCGCGGACGGTCCAGTGCTGGTACGAGCCGCAGTCGATGCAGTTCTGCCCGAAGCCCGGGCGATGGCTGATGACGCTGCTTCCGACCGAGATGCTTCCGAGCAGTTTTTACGACGCGAGGCTGGTCCCTGCCGTGGCGCGGATGATGGCGGTCTACAACAAGTCGTTTCGGGGAGGCAGGAAATGAACGCTCTGAAGCACCTGCTCGAAGCCTCGGCAGCCTACGCGCTGGCGGGACTGATCATGATCGGCATCGCGCTCTGGGCGGTCCTGTGGTCGCCGATCATCGCGGGACTGTGGGTGATGGAAAGGATTGAACTGTGGAGGGCAAGGAATGGAAATCGGTGAGATCGCGCTCGTGGTCCTGATTGCGGAGCTCTTCATGGTCATCGTCGGGCAGTTCTGTTCCGTCAATGCCGAGAAAAAAACACGGGGGCTTCTATGGGAGCTCGAGAAGGAAACGGCCTGGAATGTCGCCAAGCTGCTGACCGAGTACCGATTCCGCCAGATGGTTCAGGAGGAACTAATCAAGGCAGGAGTCTATCCGGACAAAGATGCCGACAGGAAGAACGTAGTAGGCAAAGAGGACAACGGCAAAGACAGCGTGGCCGGGGGTGCATGAGATGCAGAAACGCTCCTTCTTCCCTGCCTCGAGCTTCAGGCGCAGTCGATGCGAGATTTTGTATTTGGCTTCCGTTCTCTCGGGGATCGACCAACCGCCGGCATCAAAGTCGACGTCGGCAAGCCTGCATCCGAGCCCAACCGCATACGGGAAGAACACGGGGACTTTCGGTTTGCATGTGATCTCCGCAATAAGCCTGCCGTCGATCCGCACGAATTGTGCGGATGGAAGGGTTGCAAGCGCTCCGAGGACATCGGCTACAGCAACCAGGATGGAAAGGGAAGCAAGGATTGATGTCAGCAAGTTTTACTCCTCCGTGCGGTGTGCGGAATGTCTGGGGAGACATCTCCAATCATCGCACGGAGACCAATTGGGGAGAGGGGAATGAAGACAAAGGAACGAATGAAGGCAATCTGCGTCATGGCGGACGTGAACAGGAGGCAGGAGCGCCTGATCACGAAGACCATCGAGGAGCTCGAGGAACTCAAGGACGTCATCAAGGACAGGCGCGTCGAGGACTTCGAGGACAAGCGCGAGCTGCGGGCGAGGCTCGCGGAAGAGGCTGCGGATGTCAGCATCATGATCGACCAGATCGTGACAGAGCTCGAGCTTGGCGGCGAGTTTTCCGCCATGCAGGACTACAAGATCTATCGCACCGTCTACGAAATGGCGCAGGAAGCCAAGGGCCAGCTGGAGGCAGGGGAAGATGCCGCCGATGAGGATTGAGTTCTCGGTCCCCGGGGTCAGGGGCAAGGCGCGTCCTGTCGTGACCAGGCACGGAACTTACACGCCAAAGGAGTCAAGGGAGTACGAGCTCCTCATCGCGAAATCGTTCTGCGAGGCGATGTTCCACGCATTCGCTCCCGGGGCTTGGCTCATGGACGGCACGTACACGGTCCGCATCGCAGCGCATTATCCCGTGCCGAAGTCGTGGTCGAAGAAGAAAAAGCTCGAGGCGTTCGCAGGGGCGCTCGTGCCCGGCAAGCCCGATCTCGACAACGTGATCAAGTCTGTCTTGGACGGACTGAACGGCGTCTGCTTCAGGGATGACAAGCAGGTCGAGCGGATTGAAGCGGAAAAGCATTACTCGGCCCGGGAGGACGGGCACGTTGACGTCGTGGTGGAGGTGCAGGCATGAGCAGGCTCCGTTGGACGCGGATCGACCGGCAGGCGGATCTCCCTATGATCGGGGAGCGCCGTTTGTTCCGGCACCACAACGGCTTCTGCTTCTACGGCAGGGTCATCTCCCGCATGCAGATCCTGTCGCTCAACCCGGCATGGCCGTCGAGGGAGAAAACGGTGGACTGGTGGTGCCTGGCAGCGTGGACGGACGATGGCAGCGAGGACAAGGGCGATGGACGAGAAGGCATGGATTGAACGCCTCCGTCGGTGGGGGCAGTGGGCGCGGTCGGGCAGCCGCAAGAAGCAGACCAGCTCGCTTTGGCTCGTGATGCGGGAGAACACGCCGCACGCGTCACAGATGCCCGAGGTGTCGGCAGAGGAATGCCTTGAGACGGACCGCCTCCTTGTCGAGGTTTGCGGGGGCGCCGACCTCGAGATGGTCCGCGCGAGGTTCGTGCACGGGCGCTCGCTCAAATGGATCGAGGAGCATTTGAGATATAGCAGAAACGAATATCACAAAAGAATGCGTAACATCTTGAATGCTATTGACAAACTGGCAAAAATCAGTATAATCACGGCAAATTAGGAACGAGCCATTTGGCATAGCTGCCCTTCGGGCGGCTTTGCTGTACCCGGAAGAACCGCAGACGGATGCCTGCGGTTTTTTGTTTGGAGCGATGCAAATGAACAAACTCTCGGATTCGTTGGAGTTCGTTTGCGCGCTTATAGGCGCGTGTGTGGTAGGTGTCGCCGGCGGGTTGCTGATCATGAAAATAGCTGTATGGCTGTGGTCAGCAGTGTAGATGCCAAGGTCGATGTGACCACTGACCAGATGATTGCCTGCCTGTGCCTTGTTGCGTTCGCAATTTCATTTGCCTTGGCTATCTTGAGCTGGAATTCGAGATTCTCCTGATGGATCTTTTGGAATTGTGACGAAAGGATGTTTGCCAAGTCCTGAGAGGAAATGCGGACTTCCTTGGCGATGGTGTTTGCGATCAGGTCTGGGGTGTTGATCGGGAAAGGATTGCATCTAAGCAGAGTTTGTTGCAGCTGCCCTGCCGCGTGCTCAATAAGAGCGGCTTCGTGTTCCGTAATTTGCATAAAAAGCTCCTCGCCGGATTGATGAAGAATTGGACACTCCGAATCTTACTGGCGGGGAGCTTATTTGATTAGTCGGCAGGGGCTTCGTTATCAACTCCCTTGCCTGTGTGTCCCTGCCGATGCCCCTTCTCAGAATCTGTGCCCATGGCGGATGCAGTGAGATCGCCGAGGAAGGCAGCCGCTTTTGCAAGCGCCACGCTTCCGACGCGGACATTCCGAAATACCGCGAGCGCTATGACACGCACGGCGGGAAGAGCGCAGCCAAGAGGGGCTATGGCAGGAAGTGGCAGAAGCTTCGGGCGTGGTACATCGCAGGACATCCGTGGTGCGAGGAGTGCCTGAAGCACGGGCGCTTCACCAAGGCGACGGACGTGGACCACATCGTTCCGCACAAGGGCGATCCGGTCCTGCTGTTTGATGCCTGCAACCTCCAGTCGCTCTGCCACGCATGCCATTCGCGCAAGACAGTGACCGAGGACGGCGGCTTCGGACGAAAAATTTCCGAGAGGGGGAGGGAGGTCTGAGGAAATCGGGCCCCACCCCTTGTAGACCGCCGCTCCTCCCAATTTTTTGCATACGACTTTCGTTGAAAACTGATGCCAAGAGTACCTGTCCCTGATGCAGTCAAGGCGCTGACGGGTGTGCATTCTCGCCCGAACCGATCCGTGATGGCGGTCAACGGCAAACTTCCGTCCGAACCGCCCGTCGGACTGACGAAAGAGGCGCGCGCCGCCTGGACGATGGCGGTCAGCTGCGCCCCGAAGGGCTTGCTCACCGCTGTCGATCACTCCGTGCTGGAGCGCTGGGCGCGCAACTACGCCATGTACCGCAAGCTGCAGAAGCAGGTCGACAAGCAGGGCGAGGTCAGCGCGGACGGCATGCTCGTGAACCCCGCTTTTCTCGCGCTCATCAAGGCCCAGGCGGTGCTTGCCGCGTGCGAAAAGGAGCTCGGGTTCACGCCGGCGTCGCGCGCGCGGGTGAGGGTGCAGGACGAAGAGGAAGACAAGGGGAGTCCGTTCAGTGCGATTGGATGAATACATCCCGATTGCCCGCAAGTATATGAAGGATGTCCTCGAGAGGAGGATTCCTGCGTGCAAAGAGGTGCGCGAAGCCTGCAAGAGGCAGGAAAACGACCTCAAAAAGTGGTCGAAACCGGGGTCCCTGTACCGATTTGACGAGTCCCTCGCGGTCCGCCCGTGCGCCTTCATCGAGGAGCTGCAGCACGTCAAGGGGCCGCTTTCGGGCGAAAAAATCAGGCTGGAGCCGTGGCAAGTCTTCATTTTGACTACGGTCTTCGGCTGGGTGAACGACCTCGGCAAGCGCAGGTACCGTCGGGTGTACATCGAGGTGCCCCGCGGGAACGGCAAGTCGGCTCTTTCCTCCGGCATCGAGCTTTTCTGCCTGTGCGCGGACCACGAAGGGGGCGCCGAGTGCTACTCCTTCGCGACAACCCGCGACCAGGCGAAGATCGTCTTCGACACCTCGAAGCGGATGGCATCGATGAACCACGCGCTTCGGCAGCATTACGGGCTCGAGGTGCTTGCCAACTCCCTTTATGTGCCTTCAACAGGAAGCACGCTGCAGGCAAAGAGCTCGGACGCATCGAGCCTTGACGGCCTGAACATCCACTGCGGTGTGATTGACGAGCTGCACGCGCACCGGACGCGCGAGGTCTATGACGTTGCCGAGACCGGCACGGGCAAGCGCCTCCAGTCGCTGCTGTGGGTGATCACGACCGCGGGGAGCAATCGGGCAGGCATCTGCTTCGAGCTCCACACGCACATCCAGCGGATCCTCGCAGGCACTGCCGAGGACGAGTCGCAGTTCGGGATCATTTACACGATCGACCAGGGCGACGACTGGAAGAGCGTGGACGCGCTCAGGAAGGCGAATCCCAACTGGGGCGTGTCGGTCATGCCCGATGTGGTGGGATCGCTCCAGGCGAAGGCGATTTCGGTCGCTTCCGCCGCGAACAACTTCAAGACCAAGCATCTCAACGTGTGGGTGTCAGCCGACGCGTCGTGGATGAACATGGAGAAGTGGAACGCGCTTGCCGACCGCACGCTCGATCTTGACGACTTTGACGGCGAGGAGTGCGCGATCGGGCTCGACCTGGCGTCCAAGAAGGACATCTGCGCCAAGGTGCGGCTCTTCCGCAGGGAGGAGAGCGGCGTCCCGCATTACTACGTGTTCGGGGATTACTACTTGCCCGAGGACACGATAGAACAGGCTGCCAACAGCCAGTACCGCGGCTGGGTGGATCTTGGCTTCCTGACTGCGACGCCCGGTTCCACGACCGACTTCGGGATGGTCGAGGACTCGATCCGTTCGGATCTGTCCCGCTTTGCCGTCTCGGCGGTCGCATACGACCCGTGGCAGGCGACGCAGCTTGCAAACGAGCTCTCCGACGAGGGCGCCCCGATGGTCGAGTGCCGTCAGACGGTGCAGAACCTCTCCGAGCCGATGAAAACGCTCGAGGCACTGGTGCTGGAGGGGCGGATCCACCACGACGGGAACCTGTGCCTCGCCTGGATGATGAGCAACGTCGTTGCCCATCTTGATGCCAAGGACAACATTTATCCGAGAAAACAACGCCCGGAGGAGAAGATCGACGGCATTGTTGCCCTGATCATCGCGCTCGGGCGCTTTGTGAGCGGGGAACAGAACCGCACGAATCTCGACGATTTCATACGAAACATGGCGGTGATATGAACTTCATTCCCCGATTTGTCAGAAACTGGCGCTGGTGGGGCGGCGCGCTGTCGGACCACGACGGCGAGCAGATCGGCGTCCCGGCAGTGCCCGCAGGGCGCCCGGTGTCGCCCGACGCGGCGCTGTGCCTGTCCGCGGTCTACGCCTGCGTGAACCTTCTCGCGAACACGTTCTCGACCTTCTCGCTCGACGTGTACCGCAAGACGCGCGGATCGACCGTGCTCGCGGACGACACCAACCTGTATTTCCTGCTGCACGACCAGCCGAATCCGTACCAAACGCAGATGGACTTCTGGCGGGCGATGATCACGCAGCTGGTGCTCCGCGGGAACGCCTTCGCGAAGATTGAGAGGAACGGCAACGGCGAGGCGATCGCCATGTACCCTCTCGCGTCCGACCAGATGACCGATTTTGTGAACCGGGACGGCAGGCAACAGTACCTGTACGGGAAGGACGGCGAGCAGACGCTCTTCGAGGCGTCCGACATCCTGCATCTCAAGGAGATCGGCACTGGCTTCCACGGCTTTTCCAAGCTCGAGTTCATGGCTTCGACCGTGACGGAAGCCTCCGACATGGGCGACTTCGCGGGGACGCTTGCCGCGACCGCGAACAAGCCTGCCGGCATCGTGCGCGTGAGCCACATCACGAACAAGCAGCAGCGCGATGACCTGATGGCGCGCCTCAAGGTGTTCAAGCAGGGCGATTCACGGTTCCTGCTGATCGACGGCGACATGGACTTCAAGCAGGTCACGATGACGCCGCAGGAGTCGCAGCTGCTGGAGACGCGGAAATTCTCCGCGGAGGAGATCTGCCGCTGGTTCGGCGTGCCTCCCGAGCTGATCGGCGCGGGCGCCTCGACCCCGAGGGGCGAGGGCATGGACTCGCTCATCCGCTGCTTTGAGAAGTTCACGCTGACGCCGATGGCGACGGCAATCGAGCAGTCGATCAAGCAGCGCGTGATGACGATGGAGCAGAGGCGGACGCTGGAGCCCGTCTTCTCGATGCAGAACCTGCTCCGCGCGTCCTTCGCGGACCGCCTGAGCGTCTACAGCACTGCCGTCCAGAACGGCATTTACACACGAAACGAGGTGCGCATGCAGGAGAACCTGCCGCCTGTCGAAGGCGCGGACGATCTCACGGCGCAGACGTCCCTCGCGCCGCTTTCGATGCTCGGGAAAGTGGCCAATGAAGGTTCGCCCAAGGAGGGGAGGACTCAAAAATCATGAAAAAACTGACTTATCAGGCCTCGCTTTCGCGGGACCTTGCCCGGCTGAAGGCGTCCGATGACGGTCAGAAGTGGAAGTTTTCGGGCTACGCCTCCGTGTTCGGGAGCGTGAACGACCGCGGATTTTCCTTCGCGAAAGGTGCTTTTTCGGGCGTTTTGGGCGAAATGCCGAAGATGTTCTTCAACCACGACACCTTCGGCGTGCCGATCGGGAAGTGGACCGGCCTGAAGGAGGACGAGACGGGGCTTTGGGTCGAGGGGGAACTCTCGCAGAAGGTTGCCCAGGCGTCCGATGTGCACGGCGCGCTGGTTGACGGGCTCCTTGACGGCATGAGCGTCTCCGTCCAGTACTACGCGGAGGATTTGGAGGAGCGCGAGGACGGCTCTCTCAGCCTGCGCAGGGTCTGCGGGATGCCTGAAATTTCGCTCGTGACCTTCCCGTCCGATCCCGGCGCCCGTGTCGCGGAGGCTTTGTCCGCGGACGAAGTGGACGACGCCATTTCGGCGATTCAGTCCGTAAGAGATCTTGATGGCTTCCTGCGGGATGCAGCGAAGCTTTCCCGCCGCCAGGCGAAAGCCTTGGTGGCTGCGGCAAAGACAGCACTTGCCGCAGAGCTTCAGCGAGATGCTGAGGACGAAGAGCAAAAGGCTGTGCTTGAACGGCTCAAGAGGGCCGTCGATCAACTTTAACCAAGGAATCCATCATGGAAAAAGAAGACTTTCTGAAGCTTGCCGACAGCATTGAGGCCAAGCTGACCGCCGTTTCCGAGGACCGCAAGGCTTCCGACAAGGCCCGCGCCGAGGAACTTTCCAAACTGGGCGAAGAGCAGCACGCCCTTGCCCGTTCGTTCGCCGAACTCGAGCAGAAGGTGCTCTCCCGCGCTCCCGAGACCGCCAGCAAGGACGTGTCCCTGGGCGCCCGCTTCGCCGCTTCCGACGCCTACAAGGCCTTTGGCGAGCATCGCTCCCGCCAGGCCGCGGTGTCGCTTGCCTCCATCCTGACTCCCTCGGGAGCCGTGCCGTCTCAGCACATCCCCGGCGTTCAGGGCAAGCCCTTCCTCGGGCTCGAGGTGGAAGCCGCGTTCGCTCACGTCCCGACCGTCGCGACCTCCATCGACTACCTGAAGTCGACCACCGAGACCAACGCCGCCGCGTTCGTTGCCGAAGGCGCAGTCAAGCCCGAGTCCGCGTTCGCGTTCGCACCGGCCACCGCCAACGTGCGCACGATCGCCACCTGGGTGAAGATCTCCCGCCAGCTCGCCGATGACGCAGGCGCAGTTGCCGCGTACATCAACAACCGTCTTGCCTACTTCCTGGACGCCAAGGTCGAGGACCAGTTGATCAACGGCAACGGCTCCGGACAGAACCTGCCCGGCATTTTCGTGAGTGGGAACTACACTCCGCACGGACTCACCGACACGTCTCTCACTCCGCTCGACGTGATCCGCAAGTCCGCGACCCTGATGCGCGTTGCCGGTTATCGCCCGAGCCTCGTGTTCCTGAACCCGCTCGACTATGACGACATCATCGGCGCCAAGGACCAGGAACTGCGCTACCTGATCGCCAACCCGACCGGCTCCAACAACCAGAGCCTGTGGGGTCTGCGCCCGGTGCAGTCCTCTTCCATCACCGCCGGCCAGTTCCTCGTCGCGGATCCCTCGATGGGCGCGACGATCTATGACCGCATGGCGACCGAAGTCGCGATGTTCGAGCAGGACGAGACCAATGTTCAGTACAACCTGATCACGGTCCGCGCAGAACGCCGCCTTGCCTTCGCCATTGAGAACACCGCCTGCTTCGTTGGCGGCGCCCTCGAGATCTCCTGATTGTCTTTTGCCGCTGTCTCTGAGGCTTGGGGCGGGGTCTGAAAGGATCCCGCCCGTTTCTTATGACCGAACCCATTCTCACAATCGAACAGACAAAGCTGTGGTGCAGGATCGACGCGGACGTCGATGACCTGGTTGTCCAGGCGCTCATCGAGGACGCGACGCTTCTGATCGAAACGCGGCTGCGCAGGCCTGTGATTTCAACGGATGACGAGAATGCCGTGTGCACGAGCATCGACACGGTTCCCGCGTCGATCAAGCTTGCCGCGCTCGGGGTCATCTCGATGAAGTACGAGAACAGGCAGGCGACGAACCAGCAGGTCTGGGACATGATCGGGACCAACGTCGGTCTCGACCAATACATTGACTGGAGCAAGTGATGCTGCGTCTTCCTCTCGCAGGCGAACTGAACCGCAGGGTGACGATCAGCGGCTTCAGGACCGAGCCGGTCGGGACCAACGACGCCAAGACCGAGACCCCTTACATCAGCGAGGTGTGGGGGAAGGTCGAGGTGGTCGGCGGCTCGACCTACTGGGGCTCCGTTCAGGTCGACTCGGTCGTGACGCACCGCATCTGGGTGCGGTGGACGAAGGGGCTCACGGCTCCCGCGGACCTCGGGCACATCACGCGCCTGGTGGTCGGGGGAGTCGAGTACCGCGTGCGCCGCGTCACGGATGCGAACGACGCGCACCGCTTCACGATGATGGAGGCCGAGGAAGTTGGAAGTCTTTAGCCTCACCGCCCATTTCGCATCGCCGCTTCGGTTCGCAGACTTCGACCGCGCGGGACTCCGCAAGGGGTTCGCCACGGTCGGCAAGGACATCCGGAAGATTGCACGGAGCCTGATTTCCCGCAAGGGTATTTCGGCGCCGCACGCATATCCGGGGCGCCTGACATCCGACATGCGCAGGTCGATCAACTACCGCGTCTCGAGGAAGGGCTTTTCGGTTGCGATCCAGCCCTATCTGAGCGCGCAGAAGATCGACTCGCACCGCGGCTTCTACCCTGCGTTCGTGGTCTACGGCCACAGGGGACCGGGCACGGTGACGAAGGCGCAGCGGAAGAACCACTCGCTCAAGCGCTCGGGGCGCAAGGTCGCGCTCCCGCGCAGGAACTTTGTGGTGGACGCCGCACAGCAGTACGGAGAGGCGCATTTCCTCGCGGTCATGCAAGGCGTGCTGCAGGAATCGATCAAACCCATTGGAGTTGACTGATGAAGCTCGCACCAATCATTGAGGCGCTTCGGGCGAAGTGCCCTTCGTTCGAAAGTCGCGTGTTCGGGGTCGCGATGTGGGCGCAGGCGGAGGCGGAGATCAATTCGAACCTGCCCTGCGCCTATGTCGTTCCGCTGTCGGTCGACGGGGGCGAGTCCTATCTCAGCACCAAGTTCCGGCAGACGATCCGCTCCCACTTCGGCGTTGCCGTTGTGATCGGGCTCTCCGCGGACGATGCCGCGGGGAACCTCGGGCACGACCAGATCGACGATCTGCGCTCGGAAGTCTTCCGGGCGATCCTCGGCGCCCAGGTCGGCAAGAACGTCTGGATCGAGTTTGACGGGCAGACGGTCACGGACCTGAACCGCGCGAGGCTTGTCGAAACGCTCGAGTTCTCCGTTGAGGACGACATCACGGGCGAGGAAACGGCGCAGGGGCAGATGATCGCGGATCTTCCCGACTTTGACCACCTGTATGCGACGGTCGCGGAGACAGGGACAAAGACAGCATTTCATCTAAACGAGGAGTAGGCGATGGCCATCTCATTCAATCAGATCCCGAGCGGCATCCGAGTGCCGCTCTTTTATGCGGAATTCGACAACAGCATGGCGAACACCGCCGTGACGAACCTGAAGACGCTGATCGTCGGTCAGATGACTTCGGGCGCCGCCACGGTCGGCAAGCCTGTGCTTGTGACCGGCGTCTCCCAGGGGCATGAGCTCTTCGGACGCGGCTCGCAGCTTGCCCGCATCAATGACGCGTACCGCGCAAACGATGACTACGGCGAAGTGTGGGCGATCCCTGTTGCCGATCCCGAAGGCGGCACTGCCGCGTCTTGCTCCGTCACGGTTTCGGGCGAGGCAACGGCTTCCGGCAGCGTGTTCCTGTATGTCGGTGCCACCCGCGTCGCGGCTAATGTCGCGATCGGCGACACGGCAGCGTCCATCGCAACGGCTCTTGCCGCAGCGGTCAACGCCAAGCCCGACCTTCCCGTGACCGCGCAGGCATCGTCCGGCACCGTTGTGCTGAACGCCAAGAACGCGGGCACTCAGGGCAACGACATCCGCGTTGCGGTGAACCGCGCGGGCTATGCCGCAGGCGAGGTTCTGCCCGAGGGCATCTCCGCGACTGTTTCCGCAATGGCTGGCGGCGCGGGCGTCCCCGATCTCGAGGCTGTGATTGCCGCAATGGGCGACGAGCAGTACGACCTCATTGCCATGCCGTTCGCAGATGCCAATTCGCTCAACCAGTTCTCCGCGGAGATGAACGACGTGACCGGCCGCTGGTCCCCGACCAGGCAGCTCTACGGGCACGTTTTCACCGCCCTCAGGGGAACGGTTGCAACGCTGCAGGCATTCGGCTCTGCGCGCAATGACCAGCACGCGACCGTTGTCGGCATTGAAAGCGGCGTTGCGTCCGCAGCCTGCGAGGTGCTTGGCGCCTATGTCGGCCGCGCCGCCCGCGCGCTCAACACTGACCCGGCCCGTCCGCTTCAGACGCTCGAACTCATCGGCATCACGCCGGCTCCCGAAGGCGAGCGCTTCAGCCTGACCGAAAAGCAGACGCTGCTCACGAGCGGAATCTCGACCGAGTACACCCAGGGCGGGTACATGCGGATCGAGCGGGCGATCACGACATATCAGAAGAACGCTTCAGATGTCCTGGACAATTCGTACCTGGACGTCAACACGCTCTTCACGCTGATGTACATCGTCCGCGACCTGAAGTCCGTGATCACTTCGAAGTATCCGCGCCACAAGCTTGCTGACGACGGCACGTTCTTCGGCAGCGGGCAGGCGGTTGTCACTCCGTCCGTCATCCGCGCGGAGCTGCTCGCCGAGTACCGCAAGCTCGAGGAGAGGGCGCTCGTGGAGAACTTCGACGCGTTCAAGGCGAACCTGATCGTCGAGCGCAACGCGGACGACCCGACCAGGCTCGACGTGCTCCTGCCGCCCGATCTTGTGAACCAGCTCCGCATCTTCGCGGCGCTGATCCAGTTCCGCCTTCAGTACTGAGGAGAAGTAAATGTCCGGAAGAGTTTCAGGAGTTTGCTATGTAAAGGTGGATGGTGAGGAGCTGTCCCTCCAGGGATCGCTCTCCATCCACATCATGCCCGTGAACCGCGCTGCCGTGACCGCCTCCGGGCGCGTCGTCGGCTACTCGGAGGACCCGATCGTCCCCCAGATTGACGGGACGTTCGTTGTCGACGAGAACTTCCCGATGGCGAAGCTTGTGTCGGGGACGGCGATGACCATCCTTGCCGAGCTGGCGAACGGGATGAAGTACGTCCTGTCCGACGCCTTCCTCAGCGGAGATCCCACGTTTGACGCCAACGGCGGCACCGTGCAGATGACGTTCCAAGGCACACGCGGAGACTGGTCCTGATGAAGACGACGGTACAGCTTGAAACCCCGATCGAGTTCGGGGGCGGCAAGATCACCGAGATCGAGCTGCGCGAGCCGACGCTTGACGAAATGACCGAGCTCGGCGTTCCGGCTGAGGAAGACCTCACGAAGAACGTCGCGCTCTTCTCCAAGTACATCAAGCGCATCGGGAGCATTGATCCGAAAGCGGTGGGCAGGATGACTGTGCGGGACACCCTGCGCGTCATCGTTGCCATTCAGCCTTTTTTTACGGTTGCCGGGACTCCGACCTCCGAAGAATAAGGCGGAACGCGTTTCGCACTGCGCACTTCTGGGGGATGAGCCCGCTTGACGTGCTGGCTCTCCCCATCCCGAAGATTGCGGAGCTGATTGAAATGCAAAACATGATTGTCCAGGAAGAATCTCATGGCTGAGAGACAGTTTTCACTGAAGACGGTTCTGAGCGTCAGGGACCAGCTGAGCCCCGCACTCAAGACCGCGCGGGCGAACGTCCGCACGCTCAACCGTTCCTTCAAGAATCTTGGCAGTGCTGCATCCGACCTGGGATCGAAGCTTGCCGCGCCCCTTGCCGCACTGGCGGGGGCCGGCGCCTTTTCCATCGGCAAGGCTGTCAATGATTTCATCAGCCTTGGCGACAGCCTCGACAAAGCGTCCATCCGAGCGGGCGTCAGCGCGAAGGCGCTGCAGGCTCTGCGGTTCGCAGCCACAGGCGGCGGCATGTCCGCCGAGGAGATGGACGGCGCCCTTGTCAAGCTGACAACCAACATGGCGAAGGCCGCGCGGGGCGAGAACAAGAACTTCGTCGACCTGTTCAAGCACCTTGGCATCTCGCTCAAGGACAGCAACGGCAAGGTCCGCTCCGCTGCGGATGTCATGAACAACCTCGCGGAAGCCGTTCACAACAACAGTGACCAGGCGGCGCGTGCGCAGATCATGACGATCGCCTTTGGCGACAAGATCGGCGCCAAGCTGATCCCGGTCCTCGAAGGCGGGAAGCAGGGGCTGGACGAGATGACCGCCCGCGCGCAGCAGCTCGGGCTCATCATGTCCAACGCGGACGTGAAGGCTGCGGCGCACCTTGGCGACTCGATGGACCAGCTGCGGCAGACCGTCCGCGGCGTGTCGGTCTCCATCGGTGCGAAGCTTGCTCCCGTTCTCGAGGACATCATCGGGAACATCCAGGAGTGCATCGCGGCCAACCGCGAGGTGATCGACCAGGCGATCGCATCCGTTGTGAACGAGGTGGCGGGCGCCCTCAAGAAGATTGACTGGGCGGCGGTTATCACGGGCATTGCGGAGACCGTCCGCAACGTCCTCGGCTTCATTGACGCGATCGGCGGCGCACAGACGATCGCGATGGGCTTTGCTGCGCTGATGGGCGGGAAGCTCCTTGTGTCAGTCACCAACATCGCCTCTGCACTGTTCGGTGTCGGCAAGGCGCTCTTCGGGCTTCTGGGCCCATGGGGCGTGGTCGCGGGAGTTGCCGTTGCGGCCATTGTGTGGATCGGCAAGAAGGTGTGGGAGAACCGCGATGCCATCATCAGCGCGTTCAACCAGGTGAAGGAGAAGGTGCTTGGCATCTGGGAAAGCATCAAGTCGACGGTGATGGGCGTGATCGATGCGATCATCGACAAGATCAACGTCGCGAAGGACCTGTGGAAGAACCGCCCGAGGTGGCTTGGCGGCACGGGCGGGGACATCCCCGCCGATGCGGCAGGCGCCACGGCGAGCCCGATGGCGGCGCCTCCGCTGGAAGTGAACGCCAGGCAGGCGCTTACGGTGCATGTGATTGGCGAGAACGGCGCGCGCGGGCGGGTGACCGACGCGCAGGGCGAAGGGCTGAGCAACCTTACAGTGGATTATTCGTACGATGGCGCTTGAAAAACTGTTGCCCGCGAGCTTCCGTGGGATTGCTTTTGAGACGACCACGGGGTCGATCGAGGTCGGCCGCAGGGTCCAGGTGTTCGAGTACCCGCAGCGCGACATCCCCTTTGTCGAGGACTTGGGGCGCTCCGCGCGCAAGCTGGTAATGAAGGCCATATGTGCCGGGCCCGGCTACACGCAGCGGATGAAGAGCCTGCTTGCCGCCATGGAGGAAAAGGGACCGGGAATTCTGGTCCATCCCGTCTTCGGCAATATGACGGTCATCCCTGAGAAGGTGACCAAGTTCTCCTTGGCCTTCAACAAGCAGGGTTTTGCCGAAGCGGAACTGTCCTTTGTCGAAAGCGGCGAATACAAGTTCCCGTCCTCGACAACGGACACGAAGTCGCTCATCGAGCAGTTGAAGGAGACGATCAGGGAGACCGCGCTCGCGAAGTTCCTTGGCGAATTCGACATCTCTGCGGCGCAGGACTTCGTCAGGGCGGCAGTCGCAGGCAAGCTCTCGGACTATTTCAACCTTGAGAGGCTGAAGTCCGTCGCAGCCTTGTTCGGCATGTCTGACAGCCTTGCGGACACTGCCTCCAAGGCCCTGACGCTGGTCAATTCGGACCCGGCGGTCCTTGCGGCGACCGTTGCGGACGCTTTCGGCTTCTCCCGCGCGGCGTACTCCGTGAACAAGTGGAGGCGCGTGACGCGGCAGCTGAGCAGCCTTGCCAGGGGCGATGAGCTGAATGTGAAGGCATCGTCCTCCGCGACCCAGACGCAGAAGGAGATTTCGGTCGCGACAAGCTCGCTGCAGTCCTACGTCCGCGAGCTGGCGGTGTCCGAGATGGTTTCCGCAGCCGCATCGGTCGGCACGGAGGACGATGAGGACGGCGAGCTCGCCTACGAGGAACTGATGTCGGTCCGCGACGATGTCCTCGCGACGCTTGACGCCGAGATGGAGAAGGCAGGGGACGACGAGCTGTACAAGGCGCT